CAGATATGGGTCAACAACCGTTAGCGCAGGGAATAATTATATAAGTATTGGCGGTGGTGGTGCTGGCAGAACTTCGAGCTATTATTATCAGGCTGGTGGTAATGGTGGCAATAGTTCTGCTATAGGTATTACCTCAACTGGTGGCGGTGGCGGTGCATCTACAGAGCCAAGCTACGGTGCTGGAAACGGTGGATCTGGTGGCGGTGGTGGTTTCGATACTGGAACAGCAACATACTATAGCGGTGGTACTGGTATATCAGGTCAAGGTAATAGTGGCGGTAGTGGACGTAGATTAGCTGGCGGTGGTGGCGGTGGCTCAAACGGTAGCGGTCAAAATGGATTTGCAAGAGGAAACAACCTAGGCGGTGTTGGCGGTAGCGCACGTTACCATTTCGGTGGTTATAGAGGTGGTGGTGGCGGTGGTACTAGTTGGACAACAAACATTGCTTCTGGCTCTGGCGGTGGCGGCAATGGTGGTGGCCTTAGTAGCCCACCTCCCTTTCCTGGCTCTGGCAACACTGGAGGCGGTGGTGGTTCAGGTTGGAACGGTTCGGCAGGACGTGCTGGCGGTTCTGGCATTGTAATTCTTCAATATAGGTTTCAGTAAATGGCACACTTTGCAAGACTTGAAGATAACATTGTTACTGACATAGTTGTTATAGGCAATGATGATATTCTTGATGAAGAAGGAAACGAAAGCGAAGCTGTTGGCATTACTTTTTTAAAAAATATGTTTGGTGAAGATACTGTTTGGAAACAAACAAGTTACAACGATAATATTAGGAAAAGATATGCCGCTATTGGAGACACTTATAACGCAGATATAGATGCCTTTGTTTGCCCAAAACCTTTTGCTTCATGGACAATGAACAGCGAAAATGGAGAATGGGAGCCACCCATAGAAAGACCACCAGACACAGAAACGCATTATCATTTGTGGGATGAAGAAAATCAGCAATGGGTTCAATCAAGTTTTGTTGAGTAGAAAGAAAGTTAAATGTTAGCCCTTACTTCAATAGCCGAAACAGCGATAAGTGCTTTAGGTGGCGAAGGTAACTTTGTTGTTCTTCCTGCAGTAACTACGCAAGGTGTAGCTAATTCTCCTACTACCACAGGTATTGCTGCACCAAACGAACTTGTTGGACAGGCTGCTGCTGGGGCAGTAGGTACTATTACAGGTCAGGGTCCAGCAACTACTAGCATTTCTGGCCTAGCAAGTTCTACAAGTATATCTGCATTAACATTTGGTGCTGCAGCAAACACCACATCCCCTGCAGCTACAGCATCGACTGCAATTAATTCAACCACTCAAACAGGTGAAGCAGGTCCAACGTTAGCAACTGTAAATGCTCTTGGTTCTGCATTTGGAGATGTTGAATCATTAACAACACATAATTATACAATAACTGTAGCTAATAGTGGAAGTGGTAATAAATTTTATATAGATGGTGTAGAAGCTGCTGAACTAACATTAGTAAAAGGATTAACATACGTATTTGATGTAAGCGATAGTAGTAATAGTGGACATCCATTTAGATTTAAAGATGCTTCTGGTAATGCTTACACTACAGGAGTTACTACTTCGGGAACAGCAGGACAAACAGGAGCTACAGTAACACTAGAGCTTGCTACAACTGGTACAATGCCATATAGATATTATTGCACCTTACATGGTAACGGTATGGGTAATATTATAAGGACTGCTGAAAGTACCACAAATTTTACTGTAACTGTTTCAAATGTAGGTGGGGTTAACGTATTTGTTTTAAATGGTGTAAACACTCCAACCCTACAACTTTCCAAAGGAACAACATATGTCTTTGATGTAAGTGATAGTAGTGTTTCTGGACACCCACTAGCATTTAAAAATGGTTCATCATCTTATACTAGCGGAGTTACGGTAAGCGGTACAGCAGGTAATTCAGGCGCAACTGTGACATTTGCTGTTCCTACAAACGCACCTTCTCAAGGACTAAGATATTACTGTACCTCACATGGCAATGCTATGGGAAATACTATAACTACCAGTAGTAATTCTGCATCTCTATTTGTAACTGGCCCAGCAAATTTTACAATACCAGCTACAACTAGTGCCTTTAGTCAAACTGCACCAACGGTAACTGGACCAGGAAATATAACGATAGGTAGTGTAATCGCTCCTGCAGTTAAAAATTCTATCTCTGCTAATGGTGTAGTCTTTCCTTTTGAAAATTTTGCAGATCAATTTAATAGGGGTAGAACAGTAGTTATACGTCCTGTAAACAAACATAGAGTAGTATATATAACTAGTTAAGGATATGACATGGCGTACAAATGGCCTGAAAAAGACCCTGATGAACAGCAAGACTTCAGTGTAGATTGGTCTAGGTTCTTGGGTGATAACAATCTATCATCAGCTTTATTTTCTGTAGAAGATTCAGATGGAACTAAAGTACCAGTAGAAACAGCACAAACGGTAGATGGGTTACAGTTTTTAGCTACCACTACTTCTGGCAACGTAGCCACTGCACGTTTTGCTGGAGGTACAAATCATAAAAGATATAATATAACTTGTCGTATAACTACAACACAAGGACTAACATTTGAACGCACGGTGATATTACCGATTAGGGAAAGATAAATGGCTTATAATTTTCTTGGCTTAGTTAACGATGTTAACAACAGACTAAACGAAGTACAGCTAACTTCTACAAACTTTTCTGCTGCTGTAGGGTATTATGGTTTAGCTAAAGATGCTGTAAACTCATCAATAAGACATATTAATCAAGAAGAGTATGAGTGGCCTTGGAATCATGTACAGGAAGAACTAGTGTTAGCTGCTGGTACTATGAAGTATGCTTATTCACCAGATGTCAAAACAATAAATATGAACTCCTTCAGAACAAAAAGAGATGATAGTTTAAGTATAGGAACAGAAAAACTTAAATCTTTAGTATATGAAGAGTGGATAGAAAAATATGCTGACGATGAGTTTAACACATCAGCAAGCATACGTGGGATACCTACGCACATTATAAGAACTCCGGGCAGAGAACTTATATGTCATCCTGTACCTGACAAAGCATACACTATAGTATACGAATATTATACATTAGGATACGATTTAGAAAATGCACTCGATGTTCCTCCTATACCAGAGTCATACAGATTTGCCATAGTAGAGGGTGCAATGTACTATGCTTATCAGTTTAGAGGGGATACACAATCTGCACAATTAGCTCTTCAGAAGTTTGAAGAACAAATCAAATACCTACGCTCTATAAATATAAATAGAACGCCATATCTAAGAGACACAAGAGTACATTTTTAATGCCAGTACAATGGACAACATTCCCTATGGAGTTTAAGGGAGGGTTAGTATCTAACCTTACTCCATTACAACAAGGTACTAATGCTGTAGGCTCTGCTACTATTCTGCAGAATTTTGAGTCTAACAGAGAAGGTGGCTATAGCAAACTAAAAGGTTACAGCAAGTTTAGCTCAACATTAGTTCCCGGTGGTGGCGATGTTCTTGCTATGAAAGTTATATCTTCTGGCAGAGTTGTAACAGCTAGAAAGATGAATACCGCTACTGTAACAGAATATCAGACAGCTACCTCTACAGTAAACGGAGCAGTATCCAACGCTACAGCAGTTGCTCTTGATAACAACACAGCTACAGCCGTAGTAAATGGTGCTGTTAGTAGTGGCACTACAGTAACCTTAGACAGAGCAAGAACTTTTACAGGAGTAACAGGTGCTACTTCTTTAGCTGGTGCAAGTGCTACGTTTGATGTAACAAATACAAATGGTACATATACAGCAGCAATAAATGCAGCAGGTACAGGCTTCAAGGTTAACGAAACAGTAACGGTACTTGGTGCAAACTTAGGTGGTGCTACTTCAGCAAACAACGCAACTATCACAGTTACTTCTGTTGGTTCTAGCGCAGTCACATATACAAACCCAACGCAGTCTGGCTATAGTGGTTCTGGTAGCAGTGCTACATTTAATGTAACTAAAACAGGTACTACATATACAGTAGCTATTAGTGCAGCAGGTTCAGGATTTTCAGCTAGTGAAACAATTACTATCGTGGGTACACAGTTAAATGGTGCTACCACAGCTAACGATGCAACCATAACAATAACTACAGTAGATGGGTCAGGTGGTATAACAGGAGCCACCATAGCAGGTACAGGTTTAGCAGAAGGGCCAGTCACAGGTGTTAGTATTACTGGTACTGGTGTAAGTTTTAGTGGAACTATTACCAAAGGAATGGTCATAACTGGCACTGGTATTACTGGTACAGTCACAGTAAAGACAGTAACTAGTCAGACTAGTATCGTACTAGACACAGCAGTATCTATAGCTGACAACGTTGTTGTTAGTTTTGTTACTAATATAAAAGCTGGTATGTTTGTTACAGGCACAGGTATATCTGGTGTTGTAAAAGTAGCAACAGTAACAAATCAGAACAGCATTACACTTGACTCAGCACAATCAATATCAGATAATACCGTTCTTACATTTGGTACATTTCATTCTAGTCAAGTTGACAAGACATTATACTTTCATGGAACAGGTACAACTTGGTCACACGTAGGTACGAGTTCATCTACCAATACACAAAAAGTAAGACATGCATCTTTTAATTTTACTCAAGAAGACAAAACTATATTTGTTGATAGTAAAAGTTTTCCTGTAATATTTAATAGCAGTGGAAACACTACAGTAAATTTAACATCATCTAACAGTTCAGATGTAGAAGGTGCAGAAAATGTAGCAGTATTTAAAAATCATGCATTCTACTCTAAAGGTAGTAAGATATTTTTTACAGCACCAACTACAGTAGATGACTTTGCTACAAGTAATGGTGCTGGTACTATAAATGTAGGCTTTGACGTAACAGGCATGATAGGCTTTCGTGATCAGCTTATTATTTTTACTACAGACACAATCAAGAAACTTGTAGGTAGTACCTCATCTGATTTTAAACTAGAGCCTATAACAGACAAAATAGGTTGTATTAACCCAGACAGTATACAAGAATTTGGTGGTGACGTAGCATACTTATCCCCTGATGGTATACGTTTATTAAGTGCTACTGATCGTATTGGTGACCTTGCTCTTGACATTGCATCTGATCCAATTTATAAAGACGCTAATGATTTTATAGCTTCATCTGATACATTTTGTTCTGTACTAGTTAGAGGTAAATCACAGTATAGATTGTTCTCATTTATACCCTCTGTTAGCGATGCCAATTCATCAGGTTTGATAGCGACTAAATTTATAGCTCAAGGTGGTAGTGGTATAGCTTGGTCAACAACAAAAGGACTAAAAGTAAACGTAGCAGATAGTACATACTCAGGTGCAACAGAGACTATTATGTTTGCTAACGATGATGGTTTCTGTTATAGGATGGACTCAGGTAATTCTTTTGATGGTAGTGCTATCGAGTCAATATATGAATCTCCGTTCATGCCTATTACAGATCCGCAAATACGTAAGACTTTATATAAACTTACTTTGTATGCAGAACCTACAGGCACTATGGCTCTAGATGTTAACTTTAAAATAGACTTTGAAGGTAAAAACGATCCAGGAATAATACAACCAGAAGTTATACAGGTAGGTTCATCGGGTGGCGGTGTAAGTTTATATGGTGCATCTACTTCTGTGTATGGAGGCTCTGGTGTTACTTTTGGAGGAACCTTAGATAAGATATACAAAGAAAATCTAATAGGCTCTTTTAAAACAATAGCAATGCGTATTATAGACAACTCAACAAATCCAACCTTTACTCTTGACACAGCAGTACTTGAGTATAGACAACATGATAGGCAGTAACGATGGCAGGTTATACAAGACAAGCAGCAGCTAATATTACCACAGGAAGTGTTATTGACGCTGATGATTTTAACAATGAGTACAATCAGGTACAGTCAGCATTCAATGCTAGTACTGGTCACACCCATGACGGCACTGCAGCAGAGGGCGCACCTATTGAAAAGATAGGACCGTCACAAGACGTAGTAGCTACAGCATCCGTACTTAGACCAAAGACTACTAATGTTGTAGACTTAGGTACAAGTGTATTACAATATAAAGACGCTTTCTTCGATGGTACGGTAAAGACAGATAATCTTACTGTAGATGAGAATGCTACAATAACAGGTAATCTAACTGTTAATGGCACTCTATCGTCTTCTGGTGGTGGTGTGATGTCTAACTTTATATTGGAAGATGGCGATGGTACTGAGGTTACTATTGATGATGGTAAAGAAGTTAAGTTTGTTGAAGGAGATGGCATAGACATAAACTGGACTGACACTTCTAATGGTACAGATGGTGATCCTTATGATTTAACTTTTGCCCTAAAGACTGATAGACGTTCAAGTAGTAATACAGATGTTTATACTGGCAACAGTAACGATTACGTTTTCTTTGATGCAAGTGTAGGAATGCGTTTTTATACTGCTGGTGGAGAAGACATGAGGTTGACCGATGCTGGTGACTTACATGTTGACGGAAACGTTATTGGCTACTCTAGCACAATATCTGATGAAAGACTAAAGAAAGATATTAACAAAATTGAAAATGCACTGGATAAAGTTTCACAGATAAATGGTTATACTTTTACCTACACTAATGATGGAAATCAAGGCGCAGGGGTTATAGCTCAAGAGCTTGAAAATGTTTTACCAAGTGCAGTTCAAAATACAAATTTAGTTTTTAATGACGATAGTAATGTTGAGTTTAAAACTGTACAATACGATCAAATTCATGGCTTGTTAATAGAAGCAATAAAAGAATTAAAAGAACAATTAGATCAATGTAAATGTAAAAAATGTGAGTGTGAATAATGGCTCTACCAAGTAGTGGTCAAATAACTATAAACCAAATTCACGTTGAGGCAGGTGGTGGTAGTGGCTCACAAGCTGCACTAAACGATGCCGACATTCGTGCAATGATTGGTAAAGGTTCTACCGCACAAAATGCTTTTAATGAGTACTATGGAGTTTCTGCAGCAGCTCCTACTGGTACTTACAAAGGACGTACACTTACAACTGGTAACGGATTTCCTGCTGGATATGTTACTCTAAGTTCTGGTACAAAAATAGTTGTTGTTACACTTCAATTAGCAGGATCAAATAACACATATGTAACTTTGGGTGGCACAAACATGACGCAAGCCTGTAAAATAGACACTGTAAGTTCTAATTCAGGTATTTGGCAAGCAGCACCCACATCAGCAGTATATTATTTAGTTACTTCTACATCAGGATCTACCTATGTTACTGGAAATGGAGGCAGTGGTAGATCTGTTGCCCATATATGGGAAATAACTGGATACAATAGTTCTACTCCTACAGCGACAGCAACAGCACAGAATACAAACACAAGTAGTTATTCTAAAACTATTTCACTTTCAACACAATATAATGGCATTACAATCGGTTCAGGTGTAACTGAAGACACAAATCCAGCAGGTTCGGTTACTGTTAGCAATTCCGACAGCTTGCAGCAAATTGATTTAGAAAGTGCTACCAATCACTATAGCTGGAGAGATCAAGGAACATCTCTAGGAACTACAAGCTATGTTTGTACTCAAAACAACCCTGCGTCTAACATTGTGTCAGGGTCAACAATTCAACAACTAGCCGCCGCACATTGGAAATGATAACACCAGAAGAATTAGAAGATATGTTAGATCGTGCAGCCAAGCGTGGTGCTTCAGCAGCATTGCGTGAGGTAGGGCTGCATGATGATGATGCTCGTAAAGACATACTTGAAATGCGTAGCTTACTAGAAATGTGGCGTGATACACGAAGAGGTGTATGGTCAACCATTGTAAAGATGTCAACAGTAGCAGTAATAACATTCATTGCCGCATCGTTGTGG